TAATTGTACTTACCATCCATAAGTAAAGGAGACATATGAAAAATTTGCCGTGCCATAAAAAGAAGAATCCACAAGCACATAGATGGAAACTTTCAGATCATAAATCTAAAACTAGTACAGGTATATGTACTAAATGTGGATATACCGGAGAACAACTAGGCAGAACATTTATTAATGTACAGGATTTTAGTAAACCTAGAACTGTAAATGGAAAGAGTAGACCAGTACCAGAAATTAATATAAGGAAAATAATATGACCGAATTACAAACAATAGACAATGACAACATGCAACTGTTACTAAAGAGAAATCCTAGTGAAGAAACTAACGAGGCCTCGGCATGGTCAAAACAGTTAATGAACATTATAAATACTACAGTTGACCATAGAGGTAAGACTACTATGGCTGACACCATACAGGGCAACCAGTATATAAATGTAGAAGGCTGGCAAATGATTGCTAAGTATGCAGGTTTATATATTGAGACAGTAAGTGTAGTGCCAGAGTATGAAAGGGAAGAACTCATAGGTTATCAGGCAACAGTAATATTGGTAAACAAAGATACTGGTGTTAAGGCAGGTGGTGCTACATCATTCTGTGGAATAGGAGAGAATACTGTTATAGGACAAAAGAATGATGGCAGTAAACGTAATGCCTGTATGTCTATGGCTCAGACTAGAGCAACTAGTAGAGCAATACGATCTAACTTTGGATTCGTTGCAAAGATGGCAGGGTATGAGGCTACACCTTATGAAGAGATGGAAAATTTAGAAACAAATCCTGTAAAAGTTATTACTCCTAAGCCACAGCCTAAACCACAGCCAACTCCACAGCCACAGTATCAAGGTGCAACAACTATAGAACATAAAGGTGTATCAGCTGACATACCTATACAGATAGATGATAGTGCTATTGATTGTCCTTTACATGTGGGAGAAGTATCAACAAAGAAAACAAATAAGTCTAGTGGAGATGCGTTCTGGTCACATAGCAATGGTAATGGATGGTGTTCTATTAATAATTTCAATGCATTAACTGTAAGAGATGATGTCCTACAGGCATGGCAGGGACAGTTGATAGAACAAACAGGTACAGACCATAACATATTAGTTGAGTGTGCAAATAAAACTATACAGGAAGTATTAGTATTTCTAGAGAATGCTAAAAGCTCTGAGTCACAATGGTGTATAACATGTGGCATTGTTGCATCCGTAGAGGTAGACAATGACTGGTATTGTATTCCATGTTCTGAAGCCCCTAATCATGAAACAGAAGTATTCCCTATGTAGGAGGATGATATGAGTACCAAGTCTAGAAACGCCAACAATAGACGTAGAGGAAAAGAATACGAAAGACGAGTAGCTAAAGCTGTAGGTGGGGTGCGAAACTTAGATAAGTCTCGACCCCATACGGATGTAGAGACTGAGACTACAGTATATGAAGTAAAGAGTACTCAAAGTCCTGTACCAGTATGGATAGACAGGGCTATGAAACAATGTGTATTAGCTTCTGAAGAGTCTAAGAAAGAGATAGGAGGTATTGTTAAAGTATTTACTGGTAAGTCAAAAGCACGAGCATTTTTGATACAGGAAATTAGTTTAGAGGAGACATTGTGATTAGTAGAAAAGATAAGGTTGATGACCATATAAATAAACACACAAAAGAATTGCAAAGTATTAATCAAAAAGTTTTAGATTGTGGTTGTGCAGTAGATTGTAGCTCTCATGTCTTTGCTAGAAGTCAAGTTGACTTAACTCAAAAGCTAATGGAACAAATACAAAAACTATACATGGAAAGAATAGATGCAAAGATGTATACAACTGACGTTACGTCATTGTTAAATCACATTGAAAAATTTGCTGAGTATAAAGTACAGGAAAACGTAAAGAGGAAAACGCCACAAGTAAATTGGAGACAACCAACAAGTTATATGGGGAGAAGTGTAAATGATATTAGACGATCTAAAGATTAGACCAGAGGGATTAAACACATATATATATTACGAAATTAAAACACCAATAGATGATGTACCTATTGTGTTTGAAGCTACTAATGTACGTAACGAAAAGACAGGTGTTCATGCTGAGATTGGAATCAAGTTTGATGACAACGAAGTATACACAGTATGTAATGTTAAGAGAGATGCTGAGAGAGATAGACTAACTAATAAAATGTATAAATACTTTGGGCCTACTGAAGAAGAGTGCGAGTATATATGTGATAAGAAGAAGTTAGTACAGGAATTTGGTAAGTTTTGTAAGTTAATACATACTAAGTCCTTAGAAGTTAATGCACCAAAGATTGTTACTGGCTTACTTAAAAGTGAACCAGTCCAATACATAGCCAGACCCCATGTTCTATTTGAAGGTGGAACAATAATGTATGGTAAACCCGGTAAAGGTAAAACGTTTACAGCTTTAGCTATAGCTATTGCTGTACATACTGGTAACAATAATTACTGGGGTACAACAAAACACAATACTTTATTTGTAAACCTTGAAAGACCAGAGGACAGTATACCTAGTAGGATAGGTGCAGTTAGCCATGCGTTAGGTTTAGATTCTGATACAGAGTTACATGTACTAGACTCTAAGCAGTCTACACTAATGGGAATACATGATGTGCTAGTGAGTTACATATATGAACATGACATTAAATTTGTTGTGATTGATTCACTAACACAAGCAGGTAACGGGGATATGAAGGAAGATACTACAGCTGTAGATACATTAAAGATACTGAATCGTATTGGTGTTTCATGGTTAGGTATAGCACACACTCCGAAGTATGATGATAGTGTTTACTATGGTAACGCTATGTGGGAGGCTGGTGCTGATGTAATGCTAAGACATAAAGCTGTTATGAATGAAGAGGATGGCAGTATTAATGTATTACTGGAAGTAACTAAAGCCAATGACATGCCAGTACCAGTACCAATGGGATTGCATTATGAGTTTAATGAGTATGGATTAAGCAGTATGAGAAAGGCTAAGTCTTATGAAGTAGCTAGTTTACAGGAAGATAAGTATAGCTTTGAAGATGATGTATTGGGATACATAGGTAAGCATGGCGAATGTAGCTTAGTAGATATAGCCCAACACTTCAGCAAGACCAAGACATTTGTGTCTGAAGTTGTTAGGGCTTTATATAAAGAACAACATTTAGTAGCTACAAAAGTAGAGAACAAAGAGCAGTATTATGGACTTGCTTATAAATCTGCTGTATGATTAAGGAACAATAAAATATCAGCCTAGTACTGGATCAAAGTTAATTCACCTCACCCTTTTTTCCTATGTATCTAACCTCCCTGTACTACTTAGGTTTTTGTTTGGCTAAATTATGTATTTGATTATTAATAGAGTAAATTAGAAACCAGTACTAGGTCTGATTTAAGCTTAAGCTTAAATGTTTTTTGTGCTATTGTTCCTTTTGTATTTTTTAATTTCAGACATAGAGAATCTAACTCCAGTCTTACCAGTACCTACCTTCCAACCAGTTATCTTACCTGCCTTTACCATCTTATAAAACGTAGATACATTCATACCTAAGATAGCTGATGCAGTCTCGGCAGTAATACCTTCATCCCCTAGAAACCTTATGACTTCAGATACTTTGCGTTTAGTTCTAATTACTATTTCATTATGCGTTATCATTACTACCTCCTAACGTAGTGATTGGTCTGACCTGTAGTATTTTTAAGTGATACCTTTTATCAACATTATTTTCTTTTGTATCTTCAATACACCACTCTATATCTACTGGTCTGTTATAGTTATTCTCTAATCTTTTAGCTTCTTCCCATAGCTGTGATATTTGTAGTATAGGTAAATCTCCTAACTCTGGTAACGTAATAGTCCTGCCATCATAATAAGTAGTCATGTGTTCAGTCATATTCTTACCAGTACCTAGAAATATATGACTACTGTCTCCAGTACCATCTACTACACCACCTACACCTTCTTCCCACTCCATTAACATCCTGTCTGTACCCTCTACAGGCTCTTTAGAGAAGAGTACGCCACTCCACTTAGCATCTACCATAGGCATTATTATTACGGCTATATTATGAGCATCTTTGCCAGAGTATGCTTTTACTTTAGATGACCTAGCTGACTGTCTTATTTCCTGTACTGCTGAGTATACTTCTGTGATAGGTACATTTAATTTAGATTCAAATATACCTGCATAACTTTGAGAGTCTCCATCCTCACTAGTAGCTGATGATCTAACTGCAAATCTCATTTTGGCTAGACTTGGATTAATAACCCAACTAATATCTTTTGTTTCTCTATAACTATCTTTGAGTGTAGTTTTTACTGCAAACTCTACAGCTTCAGATAACTTATCATCTGGACAATCAGAAGTTACAACTATCCAGTAAGGAACAAAGTCTTCAATGTTAAGTAGTTGCCTAGCTTTACCACCTATAACTTCTACTGTTGCTCTTGGGCCTGTACTAAACTTACCTTGTATATATGGATTAAACTTTGTCATCTTTTATTTCTCCTAGTTTTTTTGTTACTTCTTGCATGGTTTCATTAAACTTATCGTAGTCTGGTGTCTTCAACTCAACATCTATTTCTTTTGTAGCTTTCATTAAGTCAGCACATATTCTATCTACATATTGTCTTATACTATCTAGACTATAATGTTTTGGAACATGATCGTTATGTATTTGTAACTCTGTTATAGGTGTAGGACACTTAGTCCCATCACGACTACAATTTATAGTAGGTATAGAACCTTTTTTATTCTCTATTAAATGATGCATAAAGTCTTTACTTGGTGTTGAAAAGAAGGTAGCCCTACCCTCTGAAAACTCATAGTCAAGAACATAAGACCCTTCACTGTTGTATTCATTCCCATTTGGTTCTGTTTCGTTAACGAAACAATCTATTACTACTTGTACGTGTAAAGTTGGTTTATCTATTGGACTCATAAGTATCTCCTAATAACATTGAATATTCTTGCAATAAATTTTCTTGTGCTTTACTTTCTATTGCTTGATTGCAATACTTTTCTCTTACTGTTTCGATAGCTGTCTTAAAAGTTATAGGTTCTTTGATTAGATATGAGTGATATAAAATCATGCCACCTAGTAACGTACCTGTTCTACCATGACCACCTATACACCCTATCTCTAATGTACCCATAGATATAAGTCTCCAACAGTGTTCTATTAAGAGTTCAAAGTCAGTCAGTGGTATAGCTTGCTGATCCTGCCAGTCTACAAACATTTTCTTTTGTTTTTTTATGTCAATAATATCTAAGGTAGCACTGATGCTCCAGTAAACATTGTTAAATGTAAACATCTCATCATTCCAACAAGGGTCTAAGTAAACACCATGAGTAGGTACTATATCTGAGTCTAATGTACCAGCCCTGTGAGATGACATGTATATGCTAAGGTCTTTAGTCTTAGGAAATTTATACTCTACCATTTTGTGACTACATTGTTGGTATCCACCAACTCCCCACCCAGTATAAACACTGCCACCTAGTGGTTTATGCATTATAACTTCACTAGCTTTAACTGTTTCTTCTTTAGCAGTTAACATATATGAACTTTTCCACTTAGGTGATAGAAGTAATGTATCGTTATGAGTATTTCTACTCTTAACAATATAAATTCTTTTGTTATATCTAACTTCATCATCAGGTAGATAATCTTTAGCAGTATTATATATACTGTAGTAGTCTTCCATCTCAGTTAGTTTATCTGAAGTCTTAGCTTTATATTTGTTTGGACTACTAAATATCCAATCATCAATGTTGTAGTCGTTGTCCTTGTTAGGCATATATTCTTTCTCCCTCCGTATGATTGTGTAAGATGTTAACCACGTTTTGAATTTCTTTAATACGTCTTTCATGTTGACTCCTTAAGTCGTCACAGTATGTACATTGACATACCTCTATGTTACTTATGTATCGATCTACTAAATCTTGAATATAGGAAGATGCTCTATCTTTTAACACACAGTATTTTCCATTTAAATTATCGTTAAGTGTATCCATCAAGTAGGTTGTCTCCCACCACTTGTTAAAGTAACTGCCAGTATTGTGATGTAATCCCCAACATGAATCTATAAATGTATGAGCAGTAATTTTATCTACCTCTCTATGTAATAGGACTTGAGTTATTTTGCTCCATGCATCACCACCATAATTAGTTTGCCAGTTTCCATCACGGAATAATTTATCGGCCCAACGTAATGCTAGTGTTCCATACTCTTGTCTGATGTAATACCATCCTACCCATGCTTGATTTCTACTGGTAGTATCATGTAACAATGTGCTGTCTCTCATCATGTTATACATAGGTAGCATCTCTTTAGTTAGTAATTGATTGCCATAAGAATCTAAGTCAAGGTGTCTAAGTTCTCCACCTATAACCATATCTGTATACCTACGAAACTGATTATCTAATTTATCAGTAACATGTTTTAATAATTGTTTGCCGTTACCACTGTTAACATAAGTCTCATCCCCTGCAATATCTAATAGGTGTAGTAAGTAATAGTCACTAGCTTGTTGATCTAGATTCCATGACCTACTCTCTAACTCGAATGGATTGTGTGGATTAACAGCTGATCTGTGTGATGTTACATACTTAACAGAGGAAGTACTCGCAACATATGGTTCTTCCTTATCCTGTTTATTAACAATAGTTTTAAACTGAATGTCAATGTCTAAACACTCTGGATGTTCTACGCCTTTTGTGCTGTGTATTCCAAGATCATTTACTAATTCAATAGGCATATTCCAATTTGTAGTTAGATACAAACTGGATTCTTTATCATATGTATAATAAATATCCTTACCAAGCTTTAATGCACTGTCGTACAGTAAAGTCTGTTCATGTTCAAATGATTGTAGAAAATTATATTCAGAATATTTATTTAACCAGTAGAATATATTTACAAACTCGTAAACATCTTCGTTATATTCCATTGATTCTTCTTCAGTCCAATACTCTGAGTGTCCACCGACCTTGTGCATCCAAGCAGTATTAATATTCATATACTTAAATAGAAAGTGTGCAGTTTTTAGTAGCATCCCAGCGTAACCAAAGCCTAACCCTCCTGCTTTTGCAGGATCACCACTCTTGTAAAGGTCACTAATGAAGTCTACATCTTTATTAATATCGTGATAACTTTTTGGATATACCCAGTAATCAGGTTGAGGTGGACTATAATGTTTATGCCCAGACTTAACTGCATCTTTTATTTCTTTTTTTATTTGTTCTATAGGTATAAGTTCTTTAGGCATTTTGTGGTTCTCCTAAAGTTGCAGTTATTGACTTAACAAAATACCTATCACATTCAGTACACATAGCATTTAGTTCTGTACTACATCTAACATATGTAGGCTTAGGACATTGGCAATGCCATCTACTAGCTTGTTTCTTTTTCTTAGGAGCATTTGGTTCTGGCTCTGGCTCTGGTATAGGAGCATGACAATCGTAGTCTAGGATGTAAGGTATTAACTCTGGTCTACCAATTTTTTCTAATGTATTCTCCAGTATCTCTGGATTGAGTGATGAAACTTCTCCATTCTTATCTGGATTAATACCCCAATCCTCCATATTTTTTCTGAATACAGAAGAGTGATACCATTCTCCCTTCTTCTTATATACTTCTGTTTGTGCATGAACACAGTTGTGCATTACTGCTAAGAAGGTACTGAAATTATCTAAGTTAGGATTCATATCAAAGTGATACTTAACACCAATACTATCCCCTTCATGGTAGTAGTTACCTGCTTTCAATTGTATGTTCTTGTCGTAACCTATTACTAAATCTGGTAGGCTATTATTAAATAGGTTTTCATTGATCTGTTCGTAAAGAGTATATGCATAATCTACTTTGTCTCTACCTTGCCATTCTTTATTAGACCTAGCATGTCTCCTGATTGTCATTCCTACTGATTCCATTAAGCTACCTCCTCAAATGTACAATGGGCATCATTCATACCATTGACTACCAGTTCTACTTGTTTACCTACTAGTTCTAGTACATCATTTATTCTGCCTATATTTTCATCAGCATTAAGTCTTATATACGAAACCATACATGGTATACCTAGTTCCCTAGATACTATAGATGCATGGCAAGTAATAGAGCCTTGATCTGTTATGATTCCACTAGCTAGTTTCATTTGTGGTACGTTGTCTGGTGTAGTCATACTAGCTACAAGTATGTCGCCTTCCTCAAATAGTTTGCTACCTGCATAGACTGCTTTACCTGTAGCCCTACCTTTACTAACACCTAGTCCTATTCTTCTTGCCATGTTGTCACTTCTCCCTGTTCAATGCTTTCTAGTAGTGTTTCTTTGATAATCTTGTAGTCATCAAAGCTATTGTTATCAATTATTAGTTCTAAATCCTCTAAGGATAAAGACTTAATAACTAATTTATATTGGATGTTAGTTGCCATGTTGTCCCCCTTCATGGTCTGTGTTAATAAATTTCTCTATTCCTAACTCTGAAAATGTCTTTGAAGGTCTTGGGAAAAACTCTCTTAATATATGACGATCATATATTTCTGGTATCCAATCATCAAACGTATCAAGTAATTCTTTTTTGTTATGACCACAGTCAGTCAATATATTTTGTACCTTGCTCATGACTTCATCATGTATCATTTGCTGTGTAGATTTAGCACCATAATTTATTGCCATAACTTTTATCATGTCTTCATATATCAGTCCAAAATTCATACTAGTATTTTCTTTTGGAAAACTTATAAGATTAAGTTTCTTTGCATTAGCCATAAGTTGTCTCCTTAAATTAGGCTTGGGTTTTGTAATTCGAGTCCACCCCAGTCTATCACAGCCAGAAATTCATGTCAAATTTCGTGACTGGGATAGACATTTGAGCTGTAGCTCAATTAGAAATCTGTTGTATCTGGTTTTCGTGTATCTTTCTCAGCTAGTTTTTCTAGTAGAAAACTTTCTGTTACTATCTCTTTAGTTATTTCTTGTGAGTGATTAGACTTATCTAAGTTGTTGACAAGTTTCTTTAGTTCTTTTACATCAGTAGAATATACTGTTAGTTTGTAGATATGATGAATGGTATCGTCAGCTTTATTACTCATTGGTAATCTCCTCTTCATTTACAATTTCATAACCTGTATTTTCATCTGCATTTCTTGCGTAGTAATCCCAATCTTTTTTTACTACTTCATTAATATTTTCTTCATCACAATTTACTTCTATTTCTTCAGTCCAGTTCGAGTCTGACCAGAAACGGACTGTGTATCTCTTAAGCTGTGCCATTGCTATCCTCCTGCTGGTAGAATTTGTTGTTGTGTAGCTTGTAAGGTTCTAGTCTGTACTTGTCTGTCCTAATCTTGTTGATATCATTACAGCAATCATTACAAAATAGTAGATAGTCTAGTCTGCTTGGGTCTTTTTCTCCTGCTATCCATAGATAATATCTAAACATATTAAACGTTACTTCATAATGCTTATCTCTCACTCCTGATTTAGGAGCAAGAGACTTGCTGTTATTGTCGCAAATTATACAAGTAAACATTAGTATGAACCTGCTATTTCTTTTAGGTTTGAGAATGTACCAGAGTAATGTTTATCTCTCTCTATTCTTAATCCCATTGGGCCAGTTACAGATAGTAGCTGGCTTAGTAATACATCTCCAAACTCTCTAACACCTTGTCCTAAGTCACAGAGTCCATACAGATACCAGTCTGGTATAGTTCTGCCATCATTATCAGTCAGTAATACTTTGCTAGTATTAGGATGGCTTTCTATTGGAGTACCTTCCAGTATCCACCAAGTAGCTCTGCCCCATGGAGCAAAGTATTTGACTACTACTGGTTCTGATTTGTTGTAGCTAGTATCGCTATGTTTCTTATACTGTGCTTTTAGTTTTTTTTCTATGTCTTTAGTTAATAGTTTCATTGGTTATCCTTATCAATGATTACTGGTTAATAGTATTAAGCAGTTTATAGACTTGCTTAGGTCTTATGACTAACTAGCCATCTCAGCTAGTAGAGAGTCACCTTTATTACTAGTCTCAGAGTATGGATAGACCATAATTCCCCCTTTGACTGGCTTTGTTCTACAAAGCTTTTTAGCTTTAGCTTGGTTCCAGAACTCTATGATGTCTTTGACATCTAGAACTCTTCTAACTGCATCATTGAACCCAGAATTTACTGCATGAAATCCAGTAGTCTGGATTTCTTTAGGTTTTCCAGTCTTTCTGTCTGGTACAGTAACTTTTATTCCTACTTTGCCATTAGCTGGATCAAACATCCAGTCTAACATCTCAGTAACAGTAGTTGTTTTACTAGCTTTCTTAGCCATAGTAAGTCTCCTTGACTCTGCTTGATTTAGTTTCGAAATCGAGTCGAAAATTGCCGAAACTTCCTTTTCTTTCCCATCCCCAAAGAAATCAAGACAAGGGTCACCGAAGGTGACTTGCAAAGCCCTTGTCTTGTATTTCTTGGAGGATGTATTATCTGAATCTTGGGGGGATTATAGGGGGGAGTTAGAATGTTCTTTCATTGAGGGGGGAATTTCGACGACTCGATCCAAAAATTTCCCCACTCTCTCTCCTAAGAGAGAGTGAAATCCCAGAGTTTTTCGGATTAGATATCTAATCCGATCTAAACCACTCTCTCTAAGAGATTCTCTGAATCTCCCAGAGAGAGTGAATTTCCAAATCAGCTGGAGTATTTTTGGTACCCTTTAGGGTACCAATCCTTCATTTCTCCAATTTCCATCCCAGTCAGTCACATCCAGATAGCTACCAGTCTACTTATATATAGAGTATACTCTTATATATATACTAGGAGTTAGAGAGTATGAGTATAGATATAAAGAAGTTACCTCTAGGACAGAGAAAAACCTATCGAAGACAAGATAAGTTCCTAAAAGTCTATAAAGAGACTAGGAGTAGGAGCGTATCAGCTAGCTATGCAGGAGTATCTCCGTCTACAATCAGTAAATGGTTAAGAGAAGATTACTTAGAGTTCAAGCAGAGATACGATGAGGCAGATACAGCGTTCTGTGAAGGACTTGAGCAACTAGCACTCGAGAGAGTTAAGATGCAGGACAGTAAGAGCAATCCAGTCCTACTGATTACTCTGTTGAATGCGAATTTGCCAGAGAAGTATAGGCCGTCTGCAATAATGACTGATGATACAGCTAAGGATGTCCTGAGTCAGTTGAGGAAACTGGCAAAGGAGACTCCTCCGAGTAAGAAAGAGGAGGAGAAAGAAGAGTCAGCATTAGAGCAAGTAGACAAGATACTGAAGAGTAAGATAGAGTAGGGGGTATGGCTTGAGATGTGTAATATAGGGTATGGTATTCCTATGACAGATTAATATATATAAAGGAGTGGTATATATATGAAAGAATTTTTACAAAGGATAAAGCCTCAAATATTATTAGCGATTATCGTACTGGGAGCGATCAGTATGTATTCATTACATCAATCAGGTGAGGAATATATTGCTGTTGTAACTGGGTGTACTGGTGGTATTATTGCATTAGGGATGAAAATATTAGACGGAGACGGATAGTATGCCAGCAAAGAAGCGAAGTTATAAATCTCCAGCATGGACAAGGAAGGCTGGGCAGAACCCGAAAGGGGGTTTGAACAAGAAAGGCCGAGCTTCCTACAAACGTCAGACAGGTGGTACGTTAAAAGCTCCTGTTAAATCGGGGGACAATCCTCGAAGAGCATCTTTCCTAGCCCGTATGGGGGCATCAAAAGGGCCAGACAGAGATTCAAAAGGTAGGCCCACTCGTAAATTAAAGTCATTACAAGCATGGGGTGCAAGTTCTTCTGCTGATGCTAGAAAGAAAGCTCGTGCTATTAGTAAAAGAAATAAAGCTAAGAAATAAAGGAGTAAATAATGCCTAGTGGAAAAGGAACATACGGATCAAAAAGAGGACGACCACCTAAGAAAGGGAAGAAGAAAACAAGGCGTATGAGATAGTAGTGGACAAAGTATCTGAAAAGATTTATGAATTAGTAGGGTTTGATCCAACAGAATTACAAATAGATATATTAGACTCTGACAAAAGGTTTATTCTTGTAGCTGGTGGAGAGCAGGCAGGAAAGTCTATGGTAGCGTCTAAGTTTTTATTAGGTCGCTTTATGCGTGACCCTAGTCCCGGTCTTTATTGGTTAGTTGCAGCAGACTACGAACGTACTCGTGCTGAATTTGAATATCTTGCTGAAGACTTTGCCAAGATAGGAATATTATCTGAAGTTACAAAAAGGGTAGACCCCGGTAGGATTGTACTTGCAGATGGTACAAGGATTGAAACTAAATCAGCAAAAGACCCTCGTACACTTGCTATGCGTGCACCCAATGGTATTGTTGGGTGCGAAGCATCACAGCTTGATCTAGAAACCTTCTATAGATTACGTGGAAGGTGTGCACCAAAGAAAGGATGGCTATTCCTTGGAGGAACATTTGAAAGTTCTCTAGGTTGGTATCCACAAACTTTTACAGCTTGGGAATCAGGAGTGGGTGAAGAACAAAGTTTTTCACTTCCAAGTTATTCTAATCATCATCTCTATCCTGAAGGGCGTGATGATCCAGAAATTAAAAGATTGGAGGCCGTAGCTAGTGATGACTTTTTTATGGAGAGGATTGAAGGGTTGCCTGTTCCACCTAGGGGATTGGTGTTTTCCGAGTTTCGTTCGTCAATCCACGCAGGGGAGGTCGATTATATCCCCGATGAACCTGTTCATATCTGGATTGATCCCGGTTATGCTGGTGGTTATGCTCTTGAAGCGATTCAAATAATAGACGATCAGGTACGAATCTTTGACGAAATATATGAAATAGGTTTAGTAACTGAAGAAATTATAGAAATGACTATTAGTAAACCTTGGTGGAAAGACGTACAATACGGAGTTATAGACATTGCTGGGTATCAACACCAAGCAATGCCAGCCCCTGCAGAGATTTGGATGAAGAAGACTGGGTTATATATGAGTTCTGAGAAGGTTCAAATCAATGATGGTACAGAAAGATTGAAGAGTTTCTTGAAAGTTGACCCCATTACAGGGTATCCTAGATTAACTATAGACCATTCTTGTCAAGGAATACTATCAGAATTTGGTGCTGTGCCGAATCCGTTTGACGGACAGACACGAGCATACACTTGGAAGATGGATAAAGATGGGGCTATAGTAGGGCAAACGCCTCAAGATAAATATAATCATGGTGTAAAAGCTGTAATATATGGTCTGGTAAACCAGTTTGGTTACGGATACGTAGCTAATCGAAATAAAATTATGGTGAAACATTGGTAGCTAGAACGTCAGAAGAAATAACAAGATTAGTTGATAATCATTATGATGCCACCTATCCGTTTAGAGATAGGATGCAAGACGATTATGATTTGTATCAACTGCATCCATATGATGCAGGTGACGGATACGAGTCCTATACTTCTAACGAACCTAGAACATATGCAGATAAAATTGTTTCTTGGTTAGCTGGAGCAGAACTTAGTATTCGTATTCCGAATATTGAAGAAGCTAGAGAACAAAGAGAAATGAATGATGCCAAAGAAAAGTTTCTTATTGGCGTTCTTACTGGTGCAGACGAAAGACTTAGAAGAAGATTGCAACCATCTCTTAGAGAATCTCTTGCTTGGTATATATCACTTCGTGGTTGGTATGCAGGTAGAGCGTTACTGCATAAAGATTCTAATGGCAAAACCCAAATAGATATTAAACCTTGGGATGCAATGCATACTTACTGGGGAGAAGGGGAAGAAGGTTTAGCTTGGGCTTGCTACAAAATTCAAAAGACTAAAGATGAAATATTACAACAATATGGTATTGAAATAGCTAGTGCTGATGACGAATTACCTATAGATATATATGACTTCTATGATGAAGAACATAATATAGTTACTACTGGTACTACTATTTTAAAATCTGCTACACCTCATAATGCAGGTAGAGTTCCTGTATTTATAGGAATGGTAGGGCCACAACCACTTATTCAAAACTTAGATAACAAAACAAGAACAGATACTATTGCTGACTACGGAGAAAGTGTCTACGCTGCTAACCGAGGTAATTATGAGAATCATAATTTTATAATGTCGGTAATGATGGAGATGGTAGCACGATCTAGGAAGCAAGGTATCAAGATTATATCTAGAGATGGACAAAAAACTCTAGATGAAGACCCGTATAAAGCTGGAGCAGAAGTTGCATTGGGGCAAGGGGAAGATATACAGCCGTTAGGACTAATGGAAGTAGCCAGAGAGACTGGTGCATTCATGGGATTAGTAGCTGGTGAACTGCAACGTGGTGCTATACCACACTCTGTATATGGCGATTTGCAATTTCAGTTATCTGGATTTGCAATAAATACTCTACGACAAGGTATAGATACTATACTTTCTCCAAGAATTACTGCAATGGAAGATGCATACAGACAGATTACCTTGCTTATATGTGAGCAATATGGTACTGGTATGTACGATCCAATTAGTGTTTCTGGTAGAGATAAAAACAGGATGTACTTTAGTGAAACTATAGCTCCTGATTCTATATTTCAAGCTGGTATGCCTGAGATTAGAATAGTTAGTCAACTACCAGAAGACGATATGTCTCGAATGTCTATGGCACAAATGGCACGAGATGGTCAAACCCCATTACTTTCTGATAATTATGTTCGAGATAAGATTCTCGGACTACAGGATGCAGACTCTATTGAGGATGCAATCAACGAACAAATGGCTGAAAGAGTGTTACCAGAAGCATCATTGTGGACATTATTGTCAGCTACTGAAAATAGAGGAAGGCCCGACCTTGCACAATTCTATTATGGAGAACTCATGCATTTGTTAATGCAAAAACAAATGATGAGAATGCAAAGTATGAATCCGGGGCTACCTCCAAATGGTATCACTCCAGAACCGGGAGGGGGTAGTCCCCCAACAACAAACCCACAGGTAATGCCTAATGCCATGATGGGTGTCCCACCACCTGTTCCTACGCCTCAAGCTGGAGCTAATGTACCTCCGGGTACTCCCAGACCGGGAGCTCAAGATGATGACGAGGCATTACGAAGGATGGGACTATTAGGGCCAAGGGGTGAGTAATGGCAGACTGGGAAGTATATTCATCTAGAAACGGAAATATATATAGTACATCTTTTTCTTCTGATAGTTATTTACAACAAGAAGACAATATGATTATTGATTATGAAGCTATAGCATCAGATCAATTACTAGGAGATAGTATAAATAACTATACTACTAGTATGTCTCAAAAAATTGATGCTGCTGCTAATGCAGGATATTTTTCTACAGGATTAAATACTGCTACTGATAAACAACGATTACGTATAGCTTTAAATACTTTAAATAAAATAGAAGACGCATCAAGTAAAATTATAGATAGAAGTGCTATAGGTTTAAATAATCAAGGTGACTTTTTACCTACTACTAACATAGCTGAAAGTTATTTTAGTAGAGGAGAAGATGTAGTACGTGATCGTAAATCTTATACATTAACACCTGAACAATTAGAAGATACTAGTCCTGCTAGTGTATCTGGAGATACGTTTACAGATGTAGAAGATGAAAATATATATAGCAGAAATTTAGGATACAATATTTTAGAATGGATTGATCCTGAAACTGGTAAAGGATGGAAGTATAGAAAATGGAATGACAATAGAGCTGTATCTGAAAATGATTTCTTAGATAAATCAGGATATGTAAAATGGCTTTCTCATGTTGCTAAAGACCCAAGAACGTTTGCAAAACCTAAAGAACAAGATTTAGAACGTGGTGGTGTAGATCGTGTATCTGATCCATTTGGTAATCTACCATGGCAAACTGTATATCAAGGATTTGTAGATGATGCAGGTATAGGAAGTCCGGGAGCATATAGTTATGCACTAGAACAAGGACTATCTAGTACACCAGAATTAAGAACAGCTCAAACTCAATTTTTAATTCAAGATAACTATCAAGCAAACCCGGATGACCCTTCATTTATAGGAACAGATTATGGTAAAGCATTATTAGGTTATACAGGACAAGATATACCCGGTTCTCCTGTTGATGTTACTAGTAGAGCTGATAGGAATCCTTATTATGATTTTCTACAAGGATATACTCCATTACAAGGTAATGATCTTATGAGAGAAATAAATAATATTACTGATGTGATTGGTGCTTATGGTACAAAAGAAGTTCCAGATGAAGAGACAGGCGAAAATAAAGAAGTACCTTTTAGTAAATATTATGATGCTACTAAAAACTATGAGGATTTAAATCGTAGTGAATTACAAGCATTATCTTGGACTACTAAATTTAAAACTGGAGACAATGCAGAACAGTATCAAAGACAATTAGTAGCTCTACCTATAATACAAAATACACCTAACGTTCAAAGAGGTGAAATAGTACAAGTATTAAATAAGTTGTATAATAACTGGCAAAGACAACCTGATAGACCTGCTGATGAGAGTTGGTTAGAGTTTGCAAGAAGTAAAAATTATTGGGGATTAGCCCCTTCTCAAGCTCCTACTTCTGGGTTTGGAGGTTATCAAGGTATGTTTAGTTAGAGGAGTTTTATTATGGTAATGCAAAACAATATAGGTACTGGAGCACAAAACTTATTAAGTGGCTACGATCCTGCTTCTTTAGCAACTATGGGTTCTACTTATAATCAATATATTAGAAGTCAACTTGGAGCTAGTCCATTAGCATATGCATATGGAAGACAATTTTCTCCCTTTGCTCAATTACAATATTTAGCACAACCAGCTATAACAGGAACTACAGGTTTAGCTGGAGCTGATGTAGCTAATCCATTTGGAAATTTTTTACAAACTTATAATCCTTATACTGGTATGGAGTTTGCAAACTTAGCTAATCAAGTAAGAGATGCATTATCTGGAACAGCAGATATGACTGATCCTGCTCAACAATTACTTAGAGAAAGATTTGGAACTGGCGAACAAGCTGAACAAAGGCAACTTCAATTAGCTACTGCTCCAATATTACAAAGTATAGCTCCTGCATTAAGAGGAGAAGTAGGTAATGTATTAAGTAATATATATGAAGATTATTTAGTAGCAGGGCCAGAAGGCAGGCCTTCATTTTTAGATTTTGCTGCAAGAGGAATGGGAAGTGGAACTGATAGAACAAAAAGTTTATGGGATGCATTTAATATTCAAGGAGCAGGTGGTACATCTGGAACAGGAAGTTATGGTGGTTAATACATAATGACAATGCAAAACGATAGTCCATGGTCTAGTTGGATGGATAATCCATACATGGCAATACTAGAAGAATCTCCCGGTGCTGCATATTATAGCTATGCTGACCAATGGAGTTCTCCTGCACAACAACAGTATTATCAAAATCAATTTCAAAACGTATACAATCAATACTTAGGTACATTAGGCACGGCATTAAGATCAGGTGCATCTGGTGCTGAAGGTGCTCCATCTATGTCAGATATAGGACAAATGACTTTTACTGATTACTTAGGTGGTATGGACTGGACAGATAGATATACATCATTACCACCAACAATGCGAGGAGATTTTACTCAGTCATATAATCCAAGAACTAGACAAATATATTTCTAGGAGGAACACATGGTATCCCCAGCATTTCAAGGATTTGGTCTTAGTCATGCCAGAAATATAATAAACTCAGGCAGATGGTTTTGGAATAATGTAGG